CGCCCCCGCTTGAAGCACTTGCGCCGTTACCTCCGCCGCCAAAAACAGCCACTAACATCTGATAAACATTTTGCGGCACGATTTCAGTCGAAGTAGTTGCAGTAATTAACTTCGCGTTACGCCATTCAGACGGTGCAACACGCAAAGATTCATTTGGTGGTGTTGATAATCCATTTTTTTGTTTTCTAATTTTATTACCTAAATCGAAACTTCTACTCATTAGTAATCCCCACCTGTAATATCAACTAAAAAGGCGCACGCTGTACCACCGACGGCTGTTGTTGAACCTGCATATATCCTATGACTTGCAGGAATATCCAAGTCTAAGTTGTATAGGATTTCAGTCATAGTACCGGTTGCTAAAGCTGTCACAGTTTGAGCGGGTACTGAAATTTCACCAATGAATTTGTTATTCGTCGCTGTTGTATTTACCGAATTATTGTTTTGAAATAATCGAATCACTGTTGCATTTGTTATACCACTTGCCGTCGCGCCATTTGTTGAAGTGAACCGAATTTTACATTGATCTACCCGTGAGCCGTTTATGCCCGCTGTATAGCCTAAAGCTAATGCTGTGCCAACTGTATCTGTACCGTCAAATGCCTTTGTGTTAGTCATTGCCGTAGTCAGCAATACGTTCATTACACCAGAGTTCGGTGTTTGTGGAAATATAGGTGTGCTAGTTACTGCCAAGAGAATTCTCCTTTTTCTTAATTAAAAATCTTAATGTAGCTTCTGACCTACATATTTTACAGTGCCAAGTATCTTTATATAAATATATCGAATCTTGTGTTTTAGCGTGTCCGTTCTTACAAAAATCTAAATGTAAACCTTTCTTTGGTGACACAATTCCTTTTTTGGATGCGCTAATTTTATTTCTCGTATCAATACTGGATTCAACCCCTAAATTATGAGCAATTGAACCTTTTTTGGATGCGCTAATTGCAAGTCTTGATTCTTTAGTATGGTTCATTCCATAAAAACTATTCTTATCGCCAGTTCTATTGATAGACATTTGCAGTTTTGTTTCTAGCGAATGACATCTGTTTCTCATTGGAGCAGTAGCATCTTTTGATGAGTTATAACAATCATCTTCTGAAAATACTTGATTCAACAACCTTTGTTCTGTATCGACTAATTCGCTCAGTTCTATTATGGCAAGTATATTGAACTTAAATACCGATTCACCATGAAAATTCCAAGCATTTTGTAATGCTGCACTGTGGTGATTATTGTTAGCCAGCATTCTTCGATGTTGACTAAATCTTGACGGTATATTCGTTGATGACCCAACATAACGCTTGTTATTAGATATATTTTTTATTTCATATACCCCTGTTACTGCCATTTAGAAACCTCCGAAATTACTTTTTAAAAAAATTGTATTTCCTGCGCCGATTAAGCCGCTTGGACCTATCACGCCTTGATTACCCGTTGCACCTTGTAACCCGCTCAATGAAATAAGCCAATCTGCAAACGTACCACTGCCGCCTATTGCAGTGATATTAACAATGAGTTGCGTTGTCGAATAAGATGTGACCTGTCCATACATATAATTTGCAGGATTTGCACTAGATGCAATTGTGACAAATTGACCGCTTACAAATTGCTCGCCGCTTTGCGTAGTAAAAGTTTTTGAATTCGTACCGATTATTACACTTGTCGTACTTGTCGCAGTCAGTGTGTTGGCTTGAGCCGCTGCCTGCGCTGCACTGACAGCCGCATTTAACGCATATTGTTTTGCGCTGTAACTCGTATCATCAACCGTTGTTGTGAGCTGTGAAGCCCATTGCGATGATAATAAAGCACTTGCATCCGAAGATGCAGTTTGTGACATGATATAATTAGCAACTGAAACAATGTCTTTAACACACGGAATCATGTTTTTAACATGACCGCCGCTATCCATACCCGTTATAGGATCAGAATCATCCGAGTAAATATGAACTGTACCGTCATAAGACATAGTTATCGGCACAGTAACCGTTGTTGTCATAAAATCTCCTCTAGGTTAATACTTGCACCCCAGCGACCGAAATCAGGTTGTGTAAGCGGGTTTAATTCTTTGTATCGCCCAATAAATGATTGTAAAAGTTGGTAGGTGTCTATTTTATCAACCGAATAAGTATAAAGCACCTCACGGCTAATCCCTTGCTGTAATTGTGACAACAACATTTGCATTGCTTCGTCTTTATCAAAATGATTCCATTGGATTGCAACGATACGGGCGCGTGCTTTTTCGTGAAAAAACTTTTGTCCGCTGTCAGATTGTTGAAATTCAGTATTATCAACAACACCGTGCGAAATCCCGCCGTATTCGGCATTGATGACCGGCATTAAATAGCCGCCCATGAATACCCGCCCTAATTCAATGTAGTTTTTCCAATTAAGATTTGGCGACATATCCGACCATGTTTCAGGTTCATTGGAATCATCAATGGCAATGTTTAAATGCGTTCCAATCGGTTGACGCGCTAATTGGTCACTTAAAAATGAAATATGAATCTTTGTGACCAATTCCATAATTTCAAGCTCAACCGTGCCGCGCCAAAAATTACGACTTCGCCATGCCAACTCTTTTGAATCAGTCGGATAAATCCGCTGCCAACAATCAATCCATGACGGCACATTTATAATGGTGCATTCTGTTTGCCCTGCTTGATTGCCAAAACCGATATACCATCTATCAGCAGTTGCTGCATCACCTGTTGGATTTAACCCTCCAGCGGTAACAGTAATTCTAAGCGTTTTTGTCTCCACCCCATAATCATAAAAAGTACCGACGATGCACGATGTTGTGAATATATTGGTGCTAATTTTTGGCAGTGGGAACAATTTAATTATCATCCCGCTAGTATATACCCCAACCACAGAATCGGTTACGATGCTGATGATTCCCGTGGCACTGAAAGCGATTGAATTTGAACCATAATCAATCGGCGGTTCATTAAACACTGAAAACCGCACCTTTGCCGACGTGCTTAAGCTGTGATTCACTAACGCCATCGCGCCCAATGTGCGATAGGGTAAATTCGATAATGAAATCCCAAAATTTACATTTCTAACGCCATTTGCCGTGCGTGCCGTTTCAGGTAAAACATCGGTCAAAATGTTATCAATCGGTAAATTCGTATTCCAATCCGTCAGCGTATAATGCAGTTTTTTCTGTTCCAAAATACGATTTGGAAATGCAATAGCGATATTACTCATATTTTATAGCCCATCAAACGCATCGTAACTGTTTTCAACAACACATCGACCTCACTACTCACTAAAATAAAGCTCACTCCAGTATCATAACTAAAGCGTGGATAATACAATTTTACCGTCATTCCCAACCATGTGCGCGGTAATTCTGAATAAATGTATTCTAAATCAACCACATCACAGCGTTTTTTAAACATATCCAACAATCGTACTGTAACCGCCTCTGCATCAGTCTGTGAATTCAATAATGATTCAAAAGTTAAGCGTGCTGATTGCGGATGACGCGCTTTTGTTCCCGCTAAATCCGCTGATTCTTGCACCAGTGAATCTACCGCTACCATTGCCTTACGCGCTTGAGGTGTTGCTAGTAAAACATCGGTTTGTACTGTCCATATTTTACGATAATTAGCGACGATTGAATAAAAAGGTAAGCCATTTTCGCCAATACCAGTCGAAGTTCGTGCAATCGTTGAGCCTTCCGTTCGATAGGGATAAAGCATTAAATCAGGCGTAGCGGATGGCTCTTGGTAAATCTGTGCGTTCAACTGATTGGTATTATAAACTGCGATATTCTCACTGTCACCAAACCACCAATATGCGCCACATGATTTACAAATTTGGTCTAGCACACTGCGAATCGTTGCCTCAGAATTCAAATACAAACCAATCGCGCCAACTGTATTTAATCGGCTGATCGCCAGCGCATTGACGGTAACAGAATAGGTATCAGTTAAAACAACCGCGCTGTCAGTTGCGTTGCAGGTTATTGTTCCTAATGGAACTTCGGCGTAAGGATATTCGGTGCTGAATTTTTGAGAAATTCGGATTTTCCCCTGAAATGATTTCCATTTTCCTGCACTTGGAGCAGTCGCATTATACGCCGTTAAATCCACATAAAATTTCTCAAACTCTAATCGCACCCCATTATCATAAACCGAATTTATCACACAGGTTACGGATGCCGATAATTGATATTTATGCGTTGGTGCATCCGTTAAAACAGGAATTTCACCGACAATATCACGCGGTGTTGAAAAGGTAATTGATGAGCAAACTTGATTGAAAACATCACCTGCTAAACTTACAGTATCGTTTGCATCGCACGTTATTTGCTGGACAGTCATTGTACCAAGTCGAAAATATCCCTCGAATCTGTCAAACGTTCCGGCAGTTGGGCTTGTCGCAATTAAATTGGCAATACTTGATTGCGTTGTTCCCAGTGTTAATGCGCTGCCTTTGTCATAAACAGCAGCAACTGTAGTCGTGGATAAATCGCTAACTTGATAAATACCGAGTGTTGCGTAGCACAACACAGGCGTTGCATTGATAACCGTGCCATAAACACGCGGCTTTATGTTTCCAATAATATCGGTCGTCAAGCCTTCAACACCACCAGCACCAGAATAACGCTCTTGATTCAATGGTAAATCTAATGATTCACTCAATGACTTTAGTGTTAATTTCATATCCGTACCGTCTTGATAAAAACGGGTGGTGATACCTTTTAACCACGTCGTCACCTGACCGTTCGGCGCGACTAATTGCAATGCTACTTCACGACCATCAAACGAATAATCGAGCAAATTATTTAAGCGACCGTCTTTATTTGCCAAAATAATTTCGCCCGTTGACGGCGGGTTCATCACTTGCAATAATCCGCCGTCATTCGCGCCAATCCTGATACGGGCAGGTTGCGTCATTCTCGAATCATAATATAAGCCTAAAATAGGGTCTTTATAGCCTTTGTCCGAGTAATGCAACGTAATCGGATTATCGAGCGCGTCCAGTGCTGAAATTGTCGCAATCCAATCGCCCTGTACCTGTACTCTAGCCATAAGCCGCCTCTTGCGTGGTTGTTTTAATTGATTTCAATGACGCATTTTGTTCTTGATTTTCATTGATTAACTGTACAAAACCTGTTTGATTAACTTTGATATTAGCTTGTGCGCTACGATTTAAGGCTTCTAATGCTTCTTTTAATTCCTTGCGAAGCTCTCTAATTTCTTCGGCGGCATCGCCATTTGAATCATTCGAGGCTTGACGATTTAAAGTAACTGGAATCGAGCGTCCGTCTGGTAATGGCACGGCGGCTTCTGCACCTGCTTCACCAAAAATAGAAGGTTGGTTTGTAATACCGCCTTTAGCGAACATTGGCATATCTTTAGTATATCCAAGTGATACCATGTTCATATCATAGACTTGAATGTCTCCTGTTAATCTACCGGCCATTGCATGAGCAATCATTTCTGGGGGTTTATTAAGTAATGAACCTAATTTATCGGTATCAACTGCATCTATCCCTACGCTAAACGCATCTATCCCGACTCCGTATTTTTGTGCAAACGTTTTTACTGGATTTATCGGTACGATGTTATCGGGTATTACGCCTGAACTTACCGGAGCAACTGGTGAAGTAGTTTGTTGAGCAGCGGCTGCCTGATCCGCAGCTACTTTATCCGATGCTGCTTTTGCCGCTATGCTTTCAGTAACTTGTGTTGCAATTCTAATTTGTTCGGCTGCCGCTACAATAACATCATTTAACGCACCATTTAATGAGGTAATCCCGATGTTTATATCTGTTACATTGCTTGTTTTTAGTAAGCCGCTTGCGCCCGAAATATAATCATTAAATCCTATAATCAGCGACGACTTAGCTGTTTTAATATCTGCCGTTAATCCTGCTGTCCCAATCAGCCCTTGATAACCGTCAACAAAGGAATTTGTGCCTTTAAGCAGTTTGTCAATAAATGGCTTTTTCTGTGCATAAGTCACTGCACTTAAACCCAGAACACCCGACAAAGTTTGAATCAACCCCATTGCTCCAATTCCCGTCGCATCTTTCGTACTTTCTGAACCAATTAACGCAGTCACACCATTTTTTACATCTTTAGACGTAACGTTGTAATCGGTTAATTTATTGCCAATTTTAATATAAGTCGCTACAGCAGTTGTTAAAATACCTGTTACATCTGCGCTGTAAATATCCGCCAATAATTTTTTTTTATCAACTGCAGCACCACTTACTGCACCGCTAATTTTTCCGTAAAGTAATTCTGATGATGCTGCGAAATCTAAATAAGCCTGCGCTTTAGCCTTATCTGTTATCGTGTAATCAGTGGCGATTTTGCTAACGTAAGCCGAATAAGCAATGACACCCGCCGCCATTTTAGTTGACGCTTCACCGCTTGGGTCGATTTTTGTAACCAACGCCCATGCACTCACGGCATTTTTAGCTCCCTCTGCAACAGCCTCCATAATATTAAGTGATAATTGCGTGTTAGCCATTGCAGTAGTAAATCCGCTCAATGCGCTAATAAATACCGCTGAAAAATTCTTATCGCCGATATTTTTAACGGCGGTAGAAATCAGCGTATTGAAATCTAAGACTGCCTGTTGTGCCAATGCTAAATTTGCATTAGTCGTCGTATAAACCGCCATGAAATCACCTGCTGCTACGGTTGCGGCGTTTTGAGTATCTAATGCTGATTGTTTATCGGAAGCAGACATTGTGGTATCAGATATAATCGCACTAGCGGCTGAAATCCCAGTTGTTGAAATATGAGCCGCAGCTTGCTGGCGATAGGGGTCGTTACTCGCAGATGCGTTTAAAATTCCCGTTCCAAGCGTATCGAGTACTGCAATGAATGAATTTTTCAATAATCCCGTATCCATTACATTGGCTATTTTGTATTGTGCCTGCAATGCAGTTAAAGCAGGTTGTAATGCTGCGCCAACATCCAATCCAACACTGTCAACACTATTTTTGATGGCATCAAGCGCATTAAGCTGTAATTGTTGGACATCAAGTTGTTGCGGCAACGCACTAACTTGGTCAATCACGCCTTGAATTAAATCAGCACTTTGTTTGCTTGAGCCATAGAAATTTTTAATCGCTTGAATATATTGGTCAGCGTTTCCTGTAATTCCGCTCAACGCTGTGCGTTTTTGGTCAGCAGTCATGAAATCATTGTTAATGACACTTATCTTTGAACTGAAATTTTGAGCCGCTGCATCAAGTTGGGTTTTGGTATTGCCGAGCGACGTAATACTTAACCCAGTCGCCCAATCTTTGATTGAAGTACTAAAGTCCTTGATATATTTGCTGGATTCGGTAAGATTTGAAATTGATTTTGCAGCATCTTGAGTAATAAAGCTCAGCACTTGCATGGATTCTCCCGTTTTTATTACTTTTCCATTTAAGTCCAAGAATTTTAGTTTTCCATCTGTCAATGAATCACTGTAAGTAACCAGTTTGTCATTGTATTTCGTGAAAAGGTCAAGTGTTTGGGTGGCAAGTGAGGTGATAGGCGTGTTATCGCCGTTCGCTACTGTTGCTTGCAATTGGGCTTCGCGTGTGCGATTGAGTGTTTCATTCGTAGTTGTTGTATTAGCTAATATACTTTCTTGACTTGCTAAAACGTTTTTCGATAAGTCGCTCGCAGCTTTGATAGTATCGGCGAATGGAGTAACAGCTCCCAATACGGAATTTAATGCAGTATTAAGTGGCGTATTAGCGGCTGTTTCTGCTAATGACCCAGCGGTATAACTGGCTAACGTCCCGTCACCTGCTTTATCTGCAATCACTTTTGGAATAGCAGCGGCTGAAGTTGCGTCGTTTGCAGCAATAATACTTAAAGCTGTTTTAATCATCCCAACTATAATTGGGTTAGAACCACCTAGGTTATTTTTTAAAGCAGTTAGCGGGTCGGCATTTGAATTGGGTACAGCCCCTAAATTGCTTGATGTAGCTTTTGTCCAGTCACCATTTCCTATTGAATTTAGGGCAGCTACCCAATTAGAATTCATATTTGCAGGTAGAATATTTGGATTCGTACCTATCGGTATTGCTGCTGAATAGGTCGGATGAAACGCATTATTTGCATCTGCTATCGCTGTTGGAGAATTAAAAATCATCGCTTTATTTTGCGTAATAACAGCGGCTTGAAGCTGACTAATCACCGTATTAAGCGTTGCGGTATCGCTGGCTGTTTCAGTAGGCGTTTTTATTTTTCCCGCTGAATAATCATTGACAACTTGTTGTACATCGGTCGTATCAATGCCTGCATTTTTAAGAGCATCGGCGTTAGTTGTAAGAGCAGAGGTAACCGCAGTGACATCAATCGCAGTTTTTTGAGCAGTAGTATTGAGTTTATCGGCGGCGTTATTCGCTAATGTAATCAGATTATCTAAACTTCCTGAAACGTTAATCATCGATTCCGAAAAAGTGATTAAATCCGTTGCAGATAGGTTCATATCCAGTCCCATATTTGCAAAGGCGTGTTTAACCTGTGTGGCATCAAGCATCACACGCGACATGGTATTGCCTAAGGATTCGCCGAGTTGCTGAAAACTCTCCAGAAATCCGTTTGAAACATATTGTGTCCAGCCGTCCAGCACTGAACTCATGTAATCCTTCATTTCAGTATTGATGTCGGCTTGCGACTTGCCAAAAGTTTGGATATTCGCAGACTGAATCACATACGAGTCTACTTTTTGATTTGCAGCGTCCGTACTCTGTCCCATGAATTGTAAATAAGATGATACAACCGTCCCCATGCTAGTAAACGCACGAGCCATATTTTGCGAAATGGTGTCATTTAATCCGGTTAATACCGTGGTAATTTTTGAAACGGTACTAAAAAGCCTTTTAGTAGTCGTATCAATTACGGTGTAAGTATTACCGAGTAAAGTATTTGTTTGTGCAACACTGGCAGCCGTTTGAGCATCAACTTGAATACCGCCATCAATGACTTTTCGTGTAGTTTGACTGCTAAATAATGCACCAATAATTCCCGTCGCTAAAAAGTTTACCATCGTACTTTTCGTCAAGCCAGTGAATGAATTAGTACCAGCGGATGCAAATTGAATATTGCCAACTTTTACCACCGATTCAATCATATTTGAAATAGATGTACCGAGTGATCGCGTAGCCGCTACCATTTGTTGTAATTCTGGAAATTGCTTATTTGAAATATCGTTTAAGGTTTTAACGATGTCGGTTGCAGAGGTAGATTGCGCGGCATTATCACCTAACACTGTCCCCGTTGTTTTGATAGGAGTAGGTGCTGCGCCAGTAGAACTATGGCTACCGCCTGCTCCCATAAAGCCAATCGCTACCATCGCTGCCGCCATTGCTGCCATTAACCCAAATCCTACAATCGGGACAGTTGCTTGCTCTGCAACCGCTTCAGCGGCGGCAGCTTCACCTTTGACCATGTGAGCAGCAACGGTTGGTGCAACTGATGCGGTTTCAGCGGAGGTTACTAAGCCAATGCCTGTGAGTTTCATGACTTGCATCGCCATTTCAGCCCCGGCCAACCCCATTTCTATCGCGTGAAAGGCTTTATAAGCGGCAGTTTTTTGACCAAATAAATTAGCCGTTGCACCTGCTAAAGAGCGTGCGCCTGCAATTTCAGTCTCAAAGGATTTTGCATCGTAGGCTTCTTTTTCTTTAGTAAAACTCTTCGTTGCTTCTGATTTTTCAGCTTCTGATTTTTTGGAATCGTCCATTATTTTTTGATACGATTCGGCTGCTTTAGTTTGAGAATTACTTAATTTTGACATTTCATCACTAAAGGACGTTGCTGCACTGGCAACGGCACTAATTCCGCCCAAAATCCCATCAAATGCCATTTTTCCACTGTTGCCAAATGAATCAAACGCGGTTGTCGCTTTCTCCATTTCATCTTTGAATTTTGCTATGTCTTCTGTGGCTTTTAACGCACTTTGTGCGTCAATCACCTCGCCGACTTTGCTCGAGGGAATTTGTTTATCTGTGACTTGATTCATCAGACCCGCGTTAGCTGTTGCAACGTTGATACTATGTTGCTGTGGCGTTATGGCTTTACGCGCTAAATTTGCTTGGGATTCATCAATCGTGGCGTTGTAATTTGTAACGGGTTCAATTTTTTTAGCAAAAGCTGCCTCACGCGCCGATGCAATACCCTTCATAACTTGCAGGTATTGTTCATAAGTTAATTGCTGTGATTTTAACCAATGCCATGCTGCTTGTTCATCAGTCAAAAACTGGTCGCCAGAATCTTTTGTGTATTTCGATTTAAGCGCGAGTACCTTTTCATGGATTTTGTTTTGTTCATCGAAATGTTTGTTTAAGTCATCTTCTGATTTTTTAAGGGCATCGTTTTGCTCTTTTACGCCGCTTGCGATTTCTGAAAAATTGCCCGTCAATGCTTTATTGGCTTGCTGAACTTTACCAACATAATCACGCCCTTCTTTGCTTGGTAATTGCGTTAAATCTAAATTACCGCCGTGCGCTTTCATATTTGCAAGTGCTGTTTTAGTTTCGCCCTCATGAAACAGTGCAATAATTGTTTCTAACTTTGCAAGTGGGTACTTATCAATCAGCATCGAAATTGCTTTAGTGCCAGCTTCAATCGAGCCTTCTGTAGTTCGCAATTGCGCTTCACTAAATCCGTAATCACCACCGCCATACGCTTTAGGCTTAACCTGCATTACACCAACTGCGTGTGCTGAACTATCTTTTACATTCTCGTTTAAATTGGATTCAACCAATCCGATTGATTTTAATAAATCGACTGAAACTTTATATTTTGCTGCGTTTTTCTCGAATACAGCATCAAGTTTCGCGCCTGATTTTTCATAATTCGCTGCAAGGCTTTCATAAGGATTATTTTTATCGCCAGCCGTGCTTTTTTTATTCAATTGAGCAATAGCATCGTTTTCTTTTATCGTGAGTGCCTCAAGGCTTTTAATCAGTTTTTCATGGTCAGAATTCAACGTATCAATTTGTGATTTTGCCGCATCTTTTAGCTCTTGATTGTTTGCCGAATCAGCTTGTTTTTGGTACTCAACTAAATCACGATTAAATAGTTTATCGCCTAAAATACGCTCATCTTGGTATTTTTTAATCTGTTTATTATGATTTTCAATGCTGTTTATATCACCCGCTTTATCACCATATTTTGAAGCCATATCAGATACGCTATTCGACATAAAACTTTTTTCATTTTGGTTTTTATCGGCTTCTATTTTAGCAATTAGCTTATCGAGTGAATCTAACTTTTCAGCTTGTGCCATGATTCCCGTGTTGCTGATTTTATCCATTGCAACACGCCACGCTTCCGCCGCCGCTTGCTTATCTTCTGGTGATTCAAATGATTTTAGGTTTTCAAAGTAGGCTTTATCAGCTACCGAACGCGCTTTGTCGTCGGCGTTATAATTGGCAAACTTACTTAATCCAGTTGGCGTTTCGGCTGCTTGTTTTTCTGAGTTTTCCTTTAGGAATTTAAACCAATCGCTACCAGTAATTTTTTCGCCTAATGAATCCCATTTTTTACCGAGGTATTCAAAAACATCCGCAATCGGTTCTTTAATGTTTATCCATGACGCTTCAACAATTGATGATACTGTTGCGGATTTTTCGCCCACCGTTACCAATGAATCACGATACGCATACATTGTGGCGACTAAGGCGGTGACAGCAGTTGCAAGTACAACAGTAGGATTACGCAACATTGCAGCGGTTAGCGCATTCATTTCAACAGTTAAAAATGGAATAATCCCGCGCATAAATTCAAATGTTTTTGTCGTAAATGAATTCGCAATCGCTTGTTCTCGTGCAGCGATTGTTTGTGCTTGTGTAGCGGCGACGTTTGCAAAGATGACAGCATTAGCGGCTTGTGTTGATGCCATGCGTGCGCCCATAGATGACGCGGCTAAAGTATCGGCTTGTACTTGTGCAATAGCAGTCGCATTCAATCTATTTTGTGTCACCATACGTTCGATTAACGATGCAGATAATTCGCGTTGCGCTCGAATGTTGGCAGGTATTACTACTGTTGTTTCGCTAACCAATAATGCCATTTCAGTACGGGTTGCCGCCGATAATTCGATTTCTGCGGCTGTAAGCAATCCATCAGTGGCTATTTCAGCGGAATTCGCAGCATTCATATTCCATCTCGCAATAGATGCCGCTGTATTTGCTTCCGCTAAATTTAATGTGCTTGCGGCTAAGGTTAAATTACCTTCATTTAGTAAAATCCCATTCGCAATAGCTGTACGCTCAACTAAATTAACTGCTTCAATCGAAGCTAGATAATTCATTTCAGCTTCTGTTACAAACACTGTTGCAATAGCATTTGCACGCGCCAATTCTGTAGCAGATAAGGTCATAGCAGAATTATTGGATAGTGCAATTTCTTCTAATTCTAAAGCGGCAATATAATCCAATTCTGCTGCCGTTCTCGCCGTCATTGCGCTTACCATTGCAGATTCTGCGGTGGCTTCATTTAATATCAGTAATGCAGCGGCATGATGTTCTTCTGCAACTGCTAACGCTTGATAACCTGCCATTTGTTGAGTAATCAAACCATCACGAGTAGTTTGCGCGGCGATTGTTCTAGCTAATATCGCCTCCCTAGCCGATTCATTTTTTAATTCGTTTTGAATCGCTAATTGCTCAGCGTTCATTTTTTTAATTTCAGATGCAATTATCTTGTCGTTTTTAATTGCATTTCTTTCAGCTTGTCTATCCGATATTATTTGTGCAGCTAAAATTGATTCTGAAATCTTTTTATTGGACGCGACGATAGCCGCTGCTTTTTCAGCTTCTAATGCAGCTAAATTATCTTTTCGTGTTGCAACATTATTTCCAAAATTGGTTAATACACTTGCCGCTTTAAACGCGCCAAAACTCGCAACACCAATACCCAATACATTAACCAAGTGATTGATATTATCCGCTAACAGTTTTACGCCGTTCGCCACCGCCGTGAACATTCCCGTCGATTCACCTTGCGAGCCAACAAACTTTAGCATTTGGTTTTCGAGCAACTGCCATGCCTGACCGATTGTTAAAGGCAGTTTTGAAAATTCTTTTTCAAGTGATTTTGAACCACGATTAACCGCCTCAACCATCTTTTCAGTTGAGATATAACCATCAGCCGCTAACGCTTTAAATTGTGCCTGTGTTGCACCAAAACCACCGCCAACCATTGCTAAGTTTTCACGAATTAAACGGAATAAACGCGGTGCTTGTTCGGCGATACTGCGTAACTCGTCGCCACCTAAGCGGTTTGATGCCATTGCTTGACCATACTGGATAAGAGCCGCTTTTGCGGATTCAGCACTTGAACCAGATATGACGATTGCCTGTGAAACGGCGCGTGTATGCTGCAAAACTTGTTGTTGGGATATTCCCATTGCACGAGTTGAATCTGCGACTTTGTAATACAAATCGCCAGTTTCTTTGAGTGATTGCCGAGTTTGTTGAGCAATATCAAACACACCTTTTTGAGCGGTTTGAAATTCTTGATAGGAATTGGTGACGATTTTTAAACGGGCGTTTAGATTAGCCCATGCGTCGGCATATTGGGTTAGTTGCTGGATACCAACACCTAAGCCTAACGTACCTAATAGGTTTCGCATTGCTCCTAATGTTGAGCTTGAACCTGCAATCGAGAGGTTCATTTGATTGAAAGCCGTCGATAATTCGAGAGCTTTCGTTTTTGATTCGGTTAATCCTGAATTAACCCGATTGATACCCTCTTCTGCTTGACGGGTGTCAGAACTAAGGATGATAGTTGCGCGTTGCTGTGCCATTTTGTATTCCCAACAATGTTATCATCTCGACAATAATTGCTGGGAATTATAGCACTCAAAATGATAATTTAATCCATAGATGATATAAGATTTGCAAGCTCATAAATAATTCTGTTTTTTATAAATCCAGCATCGGTATTTTTTGCACATTTATGACATTCTTGGATGTTATTCATTATTTTATCGACAACAGAATCTATATCGCCGTAAATCAATGTATTTACTGTAATTGGTACTTGATACCCGCCATCAAGTGTTATAACAAATACTTCCTTTCTAGTTTTGCGCTCTCTTCGATTCAACATTATTTGTTCTGGTGTCAACATCGGTTTTAGTTTTGAGCTACCTATACTGCACTGCGTTTTATCTTTCGCATCCTTCCACGCTAAATAATCCGCAACCAGTTTTTCATGCTCTTCTTCGGTGCATGAAAATAAAAGCGATTCTCTTAAATCACTACATTGTATGAGCGATTTAATTCCAGTAAATGGCATATTATTACTTCTGACGATTGCTGTAATATCGAAACGGTCAAAGTCAATCATTGGTGTACTCATTTTACTTCCCTTCCTGTTTCAATTTATTTTCCTTTCTCAATACCAGAAAAGCCAAAAATAAATTCATGCCTGCAAAAACTAAACAACCCGTAACGATTCCGAATTTTAAACCAACAGCAACAACAGCAGAAATTGAGCCTAAAACCGCAAAAACAAACAACATGAGATGTGCTATTTTTTGCGTTAAATCTTCTTCAATATTCATTTTTAAATCTCCAATAAAAACCCGTTATCAACGACAGGCTAGTATCGTCAATAACGGGCTAAAAAGGCGAATTTTTAGATTTAATCCACCTAGCCGTGAAAATCTAAAAACACGGGTTAATGGTAATTTATTTTATTTCGTATTACAATCTTTGTGGTAAAATAGCGTTGTGTTTTTAGATTTAGCGACTACGACCGTAATAAATCTAAAAGCATTCTACTTTTTAGCCCGTTTAATTTATCAGTGTCGTAGCTGGTACGTTAAACGGGTTTTTTATTGAGTATTATTTTATGAAATTATCAAAAACAAATGTTCAAACCATGTCGTCGTTAGAAATCGCTAAAATGACTGGTAAGCGTCACGCTGAAAAACTAATGATTGAAGCAATGAACGAGGCGTAATTAGTCGGAACATTTTAAACCCGTGATAAGCGCGGGTTTAACTTCTAACCAAAACGGATAAATGACAATGGCAACATTACCCTCACGCGAGTTTTTACTCGAATGCTTTTCTTATGACAAAACCACCGATACTCTAACATGGCGCAAACGTCCTGCTGAACATTTTGATAGTGCAAAGTCTTATCGTATGTCTAAAAGATATGTTGGATTTTTAATAACTTGTAAAGTTGTTTCAATAAATGGGGGTGTGTTCGCAAGGTCAAAAATAATTTTTAAGATTATTAACGGAATTGACTCTAAAAAATATGAGCGTACAAAAAAGAAAGGTGGATTAAGGTTCAATAG